TGTTAGAAAGTTAAAGACATCAACTACTAACGATTACATTTATCAGAGACCTAGCGAAAGTGGTCCTGCTACTATTTGGGGATACCCTGTTGAGCTTGTAGAAGCTATGCCTACGATCTCTGACTCTAGCGATGACACTGCCTTCATTATCTTCGGAGATTTGAAGAAGGGTTGCATCTTCGGTCAGAAAGGTGGATTGAGAGTAGAAAAGTTTGATGCTGGTACAATTAGAAATGTTGCAAACAATGCAGACATCAACCTAATTACAACTGACAGACAGGCAGTTAGGTTCGTTGAAAGAGTTGGATACATGCAATCTATTACTGGTTTCAGAATACCTATTACAGTCCTATCAACAAACACAGCTTCAGCCTAAGTTTAAGGGTTTATCGGAGAGGTCAGAAATGGCCTCTCTAAATAAGGACTTAACATGCAATACAAATACATTTACAGAAGCAAAATAAACGGAGCAAAGTTTTACCTGAATGAGAAAAGCGAGGATACTGATTTAGAATTGATTATGGAAGTTAGAGGAGGTCCGATTAAAGAAGATAAAATAATTAAAAAAGATGACAGACAGAGAATATACAACACAGCAAAAAGTTGAGGATTTTCTAAAGAAATCATTAGATTATTCTTTAACTGATTATATATTAGCAGTACAGGATTATATTGAAGGATATACTCGTAGGATTTTTAGTGCTTGTTCTTCTGCTTCTGCAAGATTGTATGACGGAATGGGAAAGCAGGAATTACTTGTTGATGATTGTATTTCAATTACCAAAGTAGAATTAGGAAACGATCAGTACGGAAACAGCTTTACAGAAGTATTAAGTACCGGAACGGACAGATACATACCTTTACCAAATAACTATTCTGTATTAAAGATACCGATTACCAAGATATTATTAACAAGCAGGATATTTGACTTCGGAATACAAAATGCAAAGATTACAGCGAAATGGGGTTATAGTGAAACTCCTCCGTCAGACATTATGTTTGTTGCAACTGTATTAGTAGCCGGAATGTACAATGCAAAGAACTCCGTTAATGGATTAAACAGCGAGACAATCGGAAGCTATTCGGTAAGTTATAATAATCAAGAACAGTGGAATGCTTACCAGAGAGCAAGACAGATGTTAGACAGATATAAAAAGAACTACCTATGATTGAAGATAGATACAACAAAACAGTAAGTACACAAAGATTGGCAGATATTGCCACTACAAAGAAAGAACAGTATGCTACTTACCTTTCTTCGGTAGATTGCCTCATACAGCCCTTTATGGCCTCTTACGGAGAGGATTTAGACGGAAGTACCGGCAAGGACTACAATATGTTTTGTGAGGTAGTGGACATTAAGGAAGGAGACAAGATTATAGACGGAAGCGATCAGTACACAGTAGTTGGAATTAGCACTTATGCAGACGGAGAAGGAAATCATCACATGGAAGTACAGATAAGAAAATATAAAGAATGAACATAAATGTTAAAATTGATTTAAGCCAATTAGATAGGGCAGTAAAAACCGAGCCATTGATAGCTTTGCAAGAAATCAATAATGCTATCAAGAAATCAGCATTGAGAATACAATCATTATCGCAGAAGTCAGCACCGGTTAACACTGGAGCATTAAGACAGAGCATACAAAGCAGATTTGAGCCATTAAGAGGAATTGTAGAAGCTATGGCCAAGTATGCGATATATGTTCACGAAGGAACGAGGCCACACGATATATTTCCTAAAAATAAAATGGCTTTAGCGAATGTAAGGAAAGGACAATTTTTTGGGAAGCATGTCAAACATCCTGGAACGAGACCTAATCCTTTTATGAGAAAGTCAGTTGACGAAGCGATGCAGTGGATAAATAAATACTTCAGCGATGCAGTGGATAATATAATTAAGAGAATATAAATGGCAAGACAGACATACGACAATTTAAGAGGGGTATTGCAAACGAAATTACAGGCATTGGTTGACTCTGGTTCTCCTGCTAAAACTATATTGCATGAGGTTAGAAAATACACCGGTGGAACTTTTAGTGGCTACCCTTCAGCAGTTATCAGAATATCAGGAGGTGAAGGAGATTTTGCAGATACAAGCCGAAATCAAAGAGAGTTTATTTTCAACATTGACCTTTATCAGGAAAACAAGGAAGGAGGAAAAGACAATGATGATGCTACTGATGCCATGGTATTAGCGATAGACGAGATAATTGAGATGTTTGATAAAGATGTTGATTTGGGAGGACAGTGTTTGTTTGTAAGGATTGTACCAGTATTGTTAGATACAACAGTCAGGTCAGGAGTATATTTATTCGCAACATTTGAAGCACATGTAGTTGACTTCGTAGATAATCATTAAAAATAAACAAATGAAATACAAAAACATTTCAAAAGAAGATTTATATGTACCTAACATTGGTCTTATAAAATCAGGAGCAATAGTAGAGACAAAGATTGAGATTAACAATCAAAGTTTTGAAAAGGTTGTAGAAAAACCGGTAGCAACAGCACCGGCTAAAGAAGAAGATAAAAAATAATAATTAAAAAACATGAACTCATATTTAGGAAGTAAAAGCTATTTAGCAGTAAAGCCGGAAGCAACTGCCGGTACAGCAGTAATACCTACTAACTTTATACCATTGGTTAGCGAGGCAATTAGGTCCGTACTTAACTACGCACCGGACAGAAGAATGAAAGGGCTTGATTGGAAAAGCGATGACCTTTTAGCCGGAGACAGAAAACACGAAGGAGATGTAGTAATCTTCGCAAATGCTGACTCTCTTGCTCATTTCTTGAACATGACTTATTTGAAAGGAACTACAACCGGAAGTGCAACTGGATATACACATCCTTTCACAGTAGGTTCTCCAGACAGCTACACAATTGAAATACAGAAAGGTATTTTTGCTCAAAGATACTTTGGAGTTAAGGCAGACCAATTGAAATTAGATTGGGTTGACCAAAAGATGCAGATTACAGCTTCTATAAAAGCTATGGGCCAATTCTCTGCCGGTGTTTTGAAAGTTGGTTTAGCCGGTGCAGTAACAGCTCTAAAATTATCAAGTGCTTACGACATGAAGCCTAATGCAGGTCTTGTTGTAGGAGATACAATTTGCGTTGAACTAAACACTGGACTTTATCAAGATGTAGTATTGACTTCTGTCAATGCAGACGGAGAAACATTAGGGTTCGGTTCATTAAGCATAACTGCTGATGCAGGAAAGAAGATTTATTTGAAAGCTCAAACTCCAAGCTACACAGGACAATTAAAACCTTTAATGCTTGGCGATACATTGATTGGAGTAGGTGCTGACTCTACAACAGCTACAACTAATGCAGGAGCAAAAGCTACTGCTACTGGAATGTATGGCTTCTCCTTTACTCTTAAGAATAACTTGTTAGATGCTCCGGCTTCAGGATCTAAAGATCCGTTCCAATTATTACCTCAAACAAGAGAGGCCGAGATTACATCAAGGAGAGTATTTGAAAACGAAGCTCAACATGTTGCTTGGTTGAATATGACTAAACAGGCAATCACAATGATATCAACTGGAGAAGAAATAGCAGTTGACGGAAATCACGAGAGCTTTAGCATTAAGTTCCACAATGTAAAGTTGACTACCAATGAAGAACCTTTAGAGGTTGACTCATTGATATTTGATAATCAGACATTTGAAGTATTGTACGATGCTACTGACGGATATGCGATTGAGATAACAGTTATAAATAAGACAGCAGGTACAGACCTATGAAATTATCAGACATCAACAAAACAATAGAAGTCAAGATACCTAATTCAGATTTGATTATTTGGATTAAGACATCTTTGTCTTGGAGTGAGCAGTTAGAATTGTCTGCAATCAAGGACCAGATTGAAGGAGCTAAATATCTTATATGGAAAATGATAGCTGACTGGAACTTGGCTAACGATGACGGAAGTAAAGTTGCTATTACAAAGGAGGTTGTTGATACTTTCGGAATAAACATCATAGCTCCTTTGAAAGAACACATAGACAAAATTGTAGGTGAGAAAAATCAAAAAAAAAAGATTTGGCAATGGGATTGGTTATGTTTTTTCAAGGATCTGTTTCAGAAGTCCCGATAGAATATATTAACTATACTCTTTGTAAAACATTTAATTGGACATACGAAGAATTGATGAAACAACCTGCCGATTTTGTTGAAAATATGTTGAGTATTATTAAGATTGAAAATAAGGTCAAAAATGGCAGAAGATATTAAAAAAGTACAAGTTAATATAGAAGGAAAAGACAATACAAGTAAGGCCTTCCAAAGTGCAAAGAAGAATGCTGATTTATTTTCAGGTTCTGTCAGTGGAATTAACAAGGCCTTTGCTTTATTATCAGTTGCTACATTAGGATATTTCACTGGAACTAAAATACTTGAGCAATTATCTTTAGGTATTAAGGGCTTTCAAGCCGAAGCTAACATTATCAGTTTAACTACCGAAAGATTAAAGAGTGCAGGTATTGCTTTAACCGAAGCCAATCCGAAGATACAGGAGTTTGTTGACTCTCTTGAGAATATGGGAATGAATGGAGAACAGGCAAGAGATGCAGTCGGAAAGTTGGCAACAAAGACAAGGGATTTAGACGAGGCCATGAGATTGACTAAAATGGCTTCTGATTTATCTGCCAGTGGGTTCGGAACTATTGACGAAAATGTAGGAAGATTATCAAAGGTCCTTACCGGAAACGGATCAAGGGCCTTATTGGAATATGGTATTAAAATGGAAGGAACTCATAGCAAGGCAGAGCAATTGAATGCTATACAGACAAAGATTACCAGAACTACGGAGGAGTTTGGAAACACTACTCAAGGAAGATTACAAACAGCTAAAGAGAATTGGGATGATTTTAGAAAAGAGCTTGGAGGAGTATTGACATTTTTCCAGAATGAGTTTGTAGTTGCCTTCAATAGTTTTGATGCTGGAGGAAAGTTTGCAAAGTCAGTCACTAAAGTTATTTCAGACATGATGTTTGGATTAACTAATTTAGGAGATTTAATTGGAGAAAGAGTTGATAGCATATTCGGATTAGGAGTTAACGATAGCCAAAAGTTTTATGATAAGTTAACAAAGTACAATGAAGATTTTGAGAAGAAGTGGGGAGAAGTATCAGGAGAAATAACTACTCCGGTTTCAGAAGGAGGAGATAA